AATTTGTTTACATTCAAAATGTGGGGCCAATCTAATGCCTAAGATCGACAAGTCCAAGATGAAATGCAATAAGCCCAAGCGTCAGGTGTCTGGCGGCAAGAAGTTTGTTGTAAAGGCATGTGATAAAGGGAAAGAAAAGATTATTCGATTCGGGGACGCTAATATGACTATTAAGAAGTCAAACCCCAAACGAAGGAAATCATTTCGTGCAAGACACGGCTGTGATACTAGACGTTTAGATAAACTAACGGCCCGTTATTGGTCGTGTAAAATGTGGTAAGACAATGGATAAAAATGTTCAACTTTTGCTTTGGGGGGCTGCGATAACTCTTTGCACGGGAGGTATAGCATGGATGATTTCTACGCTGATTTCGGTGGATAAGCGGACAGAAGTCATGCATGTAAAGTTAGATCATTTGGTCCAATCCGTTGAACAATTGACAGAAAGGCAGGCAAGTTATGATAGGGCGTGGTCAAATGCCTTTCCAAATATCAAAGTCTCCAGAGAGGAAAACTAAAATGGCTAAATCAGGTTTGTGGACAAATATTCATAATAAAAGAAAAAGAATCGAAGAAGGGTCCGGCGAACGTATGCGCAAGAAGGGCGAAAAAGGTGCGCCTACCGAGGAAGCTATAAAGCGTTCGCAAGGAAAAGCCAAAGGTGGTATGGTACGATATAAGAACGGCGGCTGCGTTATGGCTGGTCGTGGCGGCAAGTATAAAGGTATGAAGTGATGGCTGAACGTAAAAAGATTAAACTAAAGAAAACTCGCGGTGGTGCGCAGCAATACGAACGCTCTAAAGGTGATTTTGGTCGCCATTCTGATAATTTGTTTCATAAACTTATGGCAAATCCTTTAGGCGACCCTGATATTTTGGAAAAAAAGGCCAGATTAAGGGCTGGCGAGTATGGTGCTAGTAAGTATGACGATGATGCTGAACTTGAAGAAATGCTTATGGGCTTTGCTGAAAGAAAAGCCAAAGAAAGAAGAAATAGGCCAGTAGAGAAGGCCAAAGGTGGTATGGTCAAAAAGGGATACAAAAACGGCGGTTGCGTGATGGCTGGACGTGGTGTCCGAGACACAAAAATGGTGTAAGTAAATGGCAACTTCAGGTTCTAGGGACTTTAACATGGATGTCGGTGAGATCATCGAGGAGGCGTATGAACGCTGCGGCCTCGAAGTTCGCACTGGTTATGATGCGAAAACTGCGCGACGGTCACTGAACCTGATGTTTGCAGACTGGGCAAACCGTGGCGTAAACTTGTGGACGGTTCAACAAGGTACCGCCACGCTTGTTCAGGGCACAGCGACGGTTACATTAACAGCGGATGTGGTCGATGTTTTGGAAATGGTTTTGCGCAGGGATGGCACGGATTACGAGATTGAGCGGATTAGTCGTGGCGAGTATATAACCTTGCCGGATAAAACCACTCAAGGTAGACCAAGCCAGTTCTGGTTTAACAAGCAGATTGATCCCATAATTAATTTGTGGGCTGTGCCGGAAAATTCCACCGATCAAATTGTGTATTATTACGTGCAGCGAATTGAAGATGCGGACGCTTTGGTAAATACAACTGACATGCCGTTTCGGTTTTATCCATGTATGGTTGCTGGTCTGGCGTATTATCTTGCGATGAAACGAGCCCCGCAACTTGTTCAGCTTTTAAAAACTGTTTACGAGGAGGAGTTCCAACGTGCAGCGGACGAAGATGAAGATCGAGTTCCTTTAAAGCTACAGCCTAGTATTCAGTACTTGAGGGTATAATGGCATATGCTTCTGGGAAACATGCTTGGGGTATATCTGACAGATCGGGAAGACGGTATCGTCTAAACGAGATGAAGACGGAATGGACGGGTGCCAAAGTCGGACCCGACGAGTTTGAGCCTAAACATCCGCAGCTTTATCCCCCTAAAGCTTCCCCTGATCCACAGGCGCTTCGAGATCCACGTCCGGAGCAAGGTTTAGCAACGCAAAGAGATATACAATACGGATTTGATCCTGTAGGATTTCATGAAATTCCCGGGATTACTCCGGCAAACAGATTGGTTGGGACTGGTGCTGTAGGCACGGTTACGGTGGTGACAACATGAGCTTTACGTATGCGCAGCTTAAAACAGCTATTCAGGATTTTACAGAAAACACTGAAACAACGTTTGTTAATAATTTGCCGATTTTTATCCGCACGGCGGAAGAGCGAATTTTAAAAAGTGTTCAATTAGATTTGTTTCGAAAAAACGTAACTGGGAATATGACAAGCGGGAATAAATATTTAGCTCAACCTTCTGATTATTTAGCGCCGTTTTCTTTGAGTTATCTTAGCGACAGTGCACATGAATTTGTGGAATTTAAAGACGTAAGTTTTATTCAAACTTATACGCCAAACCCAGCAACTACAGGATTGCCGAAATATTATGCGGTGTTTGACAATACAAACTTTATTTTAGCTCCGACCCCTAATGCGGACCTCACTGTTGAAGTGCATTATTTTTATCGCCCAACTAGCATTACAGCGGGAGCGGAAAGTGGAACAACGTGGTTAAGTGAAAACGCAGAGTTAACGTTGTTGTATGGTTCTTTGGTGGAGGCGTATGTCTTTATGAAAGGGGAGCAAGACGTTATGGCGATGTATGATAAACGTTATCAAGAAAGCTTAATGGGCTTAAAAATGCTCGGGGAATCCAAAGAGACAACTCAAGAGTATCGGGTTGGTAAGGTTATAAGGCCGAAACAATAATGTTTGATGCTAGAGTAGACATATCCGAAGCGCCTATTGTGAACGTAATCACGACAGAAAACCGTGGTCAAACTCCGGAGGAGGTTGCGGCAAGATGCGTAGAAAGGATTGTGCAGGTTTCTGAAACTGCGCATCCAGTTTTGAGAGATCAAGCAATTGCCTATCGTGACGCCGTACAACAAGTGGTGACGTTTTACATGAAAGAGGCTATAAAAAGTGACAGAACTACGGTATATAATGCAATCAAGGATGCTGGGCAACTCAGTCTGGCAGAAGCCATAAGGAGACTTTAGCATGGCAATTACACAGGCAATGTGTACTTCTTTCAAGAAAGAGCTTCTGTTAGGAGTACATAGGTTTGGAACGAATGCAGCCGACACAATGAAGTTGGCTTTGTATACAAGCTCCGCAACACTAGATGCGACAACAACAGCATACTCAGCCACAAATGAAGTGTCTGGCACGGGATATAGTGGTGGTGGAGGAAGTTTGACTGGGGTGGCTCCGACAACAAGTTCGACCACAGCGTTTACAGATTTTGCAGATCTGACGTTCTCAAGCTCAACGATTACCGCAAGGGGCGCATTAATCTACAACAGTACACCAAGTGCTAATGATGAGTCTGGCTCTGCACTTACAAATCCGTCTGTTGTTGTTTTAAACTTTGGTTCTGACAAGACATCTTCAAACGGTGACTTTACAATTCAATTTCCAACAGCGGATGCGTCTAGTGCTATTATAAGGATCGCGTAACAATGGCAGTGCTTGTAAACAGGGCAAAGATGTCCACGGCAACAACAGGCACTGGGACTATTACATTGGGCAGTGCGGTTTCTGGGTTTCAGACTTTTGCTGATGCGGGTGTTACTGACGGGCAGACGGTTCGTTATGTAATTGAAGATGGTGCAAATTTTGAGATTGGTAACGGCACATACGGTGCGTCAGGCACGACACTAAGCAGGTCCGTTCTTGAAAGCTCAAACTCAGACGCGGCGATAAACCTGTCTGGGAATGCTTTTGTTTTCATTGGCGCGATAGCTAGAGACATTACTTCAGATGTGGCAATAACGGGTGGTAGTGTGACGGGCATTACGGATCTTGCTATTGCTGATGGTGGAACGGGCGCTTCGACTGCGGATGCGGCGAGGACTAACTTAGGGACAACGGACGAGGCCACGGCTCTCGCCATTGCATTGGGCTGATCTATGGCAAACACATTTAAAGTTGTAACAAAAGCGGGAGTAACGACCCTAGATGATATTTACACGGTTGCGGGATCCACAACGACAGTGGTTCTTGGTTTGGTTCTTGGCAACACAACATCTAGTCAGGTTACGGCTACGGTGACGCTTTCTAGTGATACAGCAAACAGGGCTGGTAACAATGACGAAGCGAATCAGGATGTTGAGATTGTGACGGATGCGCCGATACCTCAAGGGTCATCTCTTTCTGTGCTTGATGGTAAGGTTGTTATGGAAACTACGGATATTTTGAAGGTATCTGCATCTGGTGCCACGGATGTTATTCTCAGCATTATGGAGCAAACCTAATGAGTAACCAATCAGAACTTGCTCAATTAGCTAGTGTTTTTGCTGGGTCTGCTTTATCCAACCGCAACCTGATTATCAACGGTGCGATGCAGGTGGCGCAGCGGGGTACGAGTGCAACTTCTGTGTCTTCTGAAGGATACAAATGTGTAGACCGTATGCGCTGGACTATGGACAGCACCTCCGCTGTGTTCACTCTTAGCCAAAGCACTGATGTTCCATCTGGGCAGGGCTTTGCAAATTCTTTCAAGGCAGAGGTAACGACTGCGGATACATCTCTTGCAG